CGGAACCTGGAAGTCGCCGGTCGCGCTGTCGAACGCGCACTACGGGTACTGCGCGTGATCGTCGGGGTCGTCGCCGTCGTGATCGGGGCGATCATCGACGTGGTCGTGGTCGGGACGATCGTGCTGCTGGCGCGTCGGCGCCGTGCGAGTCGGCGGGGCGGATACGTTGACATCCCCGGCTACACGATGTTCATCACCGACGAGAACCGCATCGACTGATGGCGGCGCCGGAACCCAACCGAGGCGGACGTCCGGCCAAGCGGCTGGTCGACCACATCCTCGAGCGGTCGTTCCAACCGAAACGTCACGGGGCGGTTCTGTCGGGCGACGACCTGACGATCAAGCCACCGCACACCGACCCCACCCCGGCGATGAACCGGGTGTGGGGTCGGATGCGCGAACTGCAAGCCGAGTACCGCGACGTCACCGGGCCGGACATCCGACGTGACGTGATCCTGGCGTTCTCGCGGGCGACCGACGAGTACATGGATGCCGTGGAACGTGCCCACCTCGATCCGACAAAGGACCTCGATGGCCTCGCGGACATCCTCGCGATCAACCGCCGCGCCCGCGCCACCGCGCAAGCGTAAGCCGCGCCCGCGTGTCGCGCGGATCCCGCGCACGCTCGGCCCGCACGTCGGGCGGTTCGTCGGGAACTTCAAGCACACGAAGGGGCCGACGGCCGGGGCGCCGTTCACGTTCGACCCGTGGCAGCAGCACGACATCGACCTGATCTACGAACTGACGCCCGCGGGTCGGCGCCGGTGGCGGACGATCCTGTGGGGCGTTTCACGTGGAAACGGCAAGTCACCCGTCATCGGGGCGTTGGGCCTCGTCGAGGTGGCATCGCGCGAGGACGAACCCAACGTGTTCACCGCGTCGGTCGACCGCTACGGCGCCGGGATCATCCACGGGTTCCAGTCGTCGTTCGTGACGTCGTCGGCGATGCACGCGTACTGCGACGTCACGAAGAACCACATCGACTACCGGCCGACCGGCGGGTACATCCAGACGCTGTCGGGCGACGGGTACCGCGCCCACGGGTTGTCGCCATCGGCCGCGTTGCGCGACGAGAAGCACGCGTGGGTCACCGACAAGCAGGTGGAGCTCCACAACGCGCTGTCGTCGGCGATGCACAAGCGGTTCGACTCCGTCGAGATCGACATCACGACGGCGGGGTGGGACATGGCGACGTTGTTGGGCGAGCAGTACGAAGCGAACATGGAGACGATGGATCTGGACATCCTCGACGACGGGTTCCTGGTGATCGGACGCGACGTCGAATCCGGGTCGCTGATGATCTGGCGCGGGGCGCCTGAGACGGCCGACCCCACGGATCCGAAGGTGTGGCGCCGCGCGAATCCGGCGTCCTGGCTCGAGGACGCCGAGTTGCGCCGGATGTCGTTGACGCTCCCCGCCAACGTGTTCCGCCGGTTGATCTTGAACCAGTGGACAGAATCGGTGTCGCGGTGGTTGGCCGTCGGCGCGTGGGAGCAGTTGCAGGAACCCCGCTACGTCGAACGCAAGACGCCGATCGTGCTCGTGTTCGCGGGGACGTACCAGCGGGACTCCGCCGCGCTCGTGGCATGCACGATCGCCGAGACCCCGCACGTGTTCGTCGTGGGCATGTGGGAGGCGCCGCGCGAAGCGGAACGGTGGACGGTGTCTGTGGATGATGTGGACAAGGCTGTGCGTAAGACGATGCGCGAGTACGACGTCGACACGTTCATCGTCGACACGCCCGGATGGGAGGACGAAGCCGAGGACTGGGCCGACCGGTACGACGTCGTCGAGACCCCGTTCGAGACCAACCGGCGCAAGCAGATGGTCGCGGCGGCGGCGCGGTTCGTGTCGTTGATCGCCCAGCAGGGGTTCACCCACGACGGGCATCGGCTGCTCGGCACGCAACTGTCGCGGGTCGTGGCGAAGGAGACGCCCGAAGGATCCGTGATCGCCCGCCCGACGGACGCTGAACGCAAGCCCGCCAAGGGGAAGTTCATCGACGGCGCCGTGGCCGCGGTCGTGGCCGTGGCGACCGCCGCGGACGTCGATGGGGATTCACCGTACGAAACGCGCGGGCTGCTGACGTTGGACGGCGAAGTCGACCCCGACGACGACGGGTACGACACGGTCACCATCGAAGGCGAACCGATGCGGGTCAAACGCCGCGCGGCATGAAAGTGATCGTCCCGCACATGGAGTTCCGGCCCGATCTGGCGCGGGCGCTCGTCGACGAGGGGATCAACCCGCGGTTCGTGGCGACACATGAACCCGACGGGTACTGGCGGTGCCTGTTGGACGCGTGGGCCGAGAACGAATCGTTCATCGTGCTGGAGGGGGACAAGCACCCCACGCCCGGTGCGCTGGCCGAGCTATGGGAGTGCCCGCACCTGTGGTGCGTCTACCCGGTGTCGATGCGTGACAGCACCGAACCGTCGCCGTATCCCGCGTTGGCGTGTGCGAAGTTCGATTCGTCTCTGATGTTGCACGCGCCGTTGCTGATGGAACACGTCGGCGAGGTCGACGTCGGACTGGGCGAACGCGAGTGGTCGCGGCTGGACATGGTCGTGGCCGCGTTCCTGTCGAACCTGGCCGTGGCCCACTACCACGACGTCGGCCGCGTCGCTCACCATCACGACCACCGATAGGATCACGGCAACGTCACCCAACAACAACGGAGGCATCATGTCCGAGCACGACGAAACCCAGTCCGAGCCGACCGACGCACCCGCGCCCGCCGCGCCGGATGTCGACGTCGACGTCAACGTGCCCAACGCGGGCGACGTAGTCGAGGAGCCGTCCAAGCCGCAGCCGGACGAAGGCGCTGCACCCGGCCAAGAGCCGGACGCGTCCGACAAGTAACCCGCTGAGCCGATAAGGCTCGGCGATGGCAACGACCGCCGCGACGCTTTGCTTCCTCGTGGGTCTCGCGGCGATCACCGTCGGCGCGTGGTGGTTGTCACCGTCGGCTGGGCTGATCGTCGGCGGCACGATCGCGGTGGTCGCGGCATGGTTCGTCCGCAAGGGACTCGATGGACCTGCTCGGTCGACTGATTAGGGGTTCCGAGGTCCGATCGACGTCGGGCCTCTCCAACCCCGCCGACTGGCTGATCAACGCGTTCTCGGGCGCGTCGACGAACAGCGGCGAACGCGTCACGATCAAGAACGCGATCGGGATCATGACCGTGTTCGCGGTCGTGGCCGACATCTCGCAGACGGTCGGCATGCTGCCGTTGAACGTGTACCGCATGATCGGCGAGGTCAAGACCGAAGCGGTCGATCATCGCGCGTGGCGGATGCTGCACGAGAAGCCGAACCCGATCATGAACGCGCGGTTGTTCTGGTCGACGATCACCAGCAACGTGCTGTTGTGGGGCAACGGGTTCATCGAACTGGATCGGTCGGACGGCATCTCGGTCGACACGCTGTGGCCGCTCGACCCGTCCCGCATGACCGTCGAGTGGAACGAATCCACGCACCGCAAGCGGTTCAAGTACACCGGGCAGTCCGGCGCCGAGCGGATCCTGAACGACGAGGACGTGTTGCACATCATGGACCTGTCGACTGACGGGGTGATCGGCATGTCGCGGATCGCCACGTGCCGCGAGGGGATCGGCAAGGCGTTGGCGCGGGATCGGTTCGAGGGGGCCTTCCACCGGCGCGGCGGCACCGTGCGCGGCGTCGTCGAGTACCCGGGCAAGTTGAAGAACACCCGCCCGTTGCGCGAATCGTGGAACGAGATCTACGGCGGATCGTCGAACGCCAACCAAGTCGCCGTGCTCGAGGACGGCGCATCGTTCAAGAACGTGCAGATGCCGCTGTCGGACATGCAGTTCGTGGAGTCCGCGCGGATGACCGCCACCGAGATTGCCGTGCTGTTCAACGCACCGCCGTCACGGTACGGCGGGACGATCGGCGATTCGCTGACGTACGCCACCGTCGAAGGCAACGCGATCCAGTGGGCCACCCAGACGATCGCGCCGGTCACGACGAACATCGCCGAGTCCCTCGAGCACGATCCGGCCATCTTCCCGTTCAACGCGTGGTGGCCGGAGTTCGATCTGAAGGGCCTCATGCGTGGCGATGCCAAGGCGCGGTCGGACTTCTACACGGCCATGAAAGCGGCCGATGCGATCCACCCGCTCGAGATCCGCGACCTCGAAGGGATGGGGCCGTGGCCCGATGGCGAGACCCCGCCGTGGGAGCAACCCGACCCGGCGCCGATAGAGGGGGACGTGCAGAACGGAAACGTCGACCCCGCAGCCGCAGCGGCCGCGGTCGTGAACGGGGTGGTTACGAGTGGATGACATCCGCGACTTGACCGCCGAAACGTCCGAGGCCTACTTCGACACCCTCGGTGATGTCCCGAACTTCCGCAGCATTCCGATGGCTGACGTCGAGATGACCGACCTCGGTGACACGTACCGGTTCGACGGGTTGGCGGCGCCGGTCGGTGTCGACGCGGACTTCGAGGCGTTCGTCGAGGTGTACGAGCGCGGATCGTTCCGCCGGTACCTGTCGGCGTTCGGGGACAAGCACAACATCCCATTCCTGAACGAGCACGACCAGAAACAACTCATGGGCACGACCAAGTCCGGCGCCGTGAAGCTCGACGAGGACGTCCGCGGGCTTCGCACACGCGCCGACGTGGTCAAGACCGAGTTGTCGTCGCGGGTCAAGGCGCTCGTTGATTCGGGCGACATCGGTGGCATGTCCATCGGCATGGTCGTCGGGCGGGGCAACGCACGCGTGTCGTTCCGCGGCGGGCGCCCGTACCGCGCGATCCAGAACTTCAAGCGTTTGCTGGATGTAAGCACGACGTTCGATCCGGCGTATCCGACCACGGAAGCGCAGTTTCGTTCGGCGTCGATCCAGCTAGCATCGGCATCACCGGACCTGTTGCAGCAAGTCATGCTGGGCGCCTACCCGCAGCTGCGTGACGGGGCAACGGATCCGGTTCTGGTGGGAGACGGTGACGACGAACAGGCCGTTGTCGACGACGGCAGCGGGGACGGTTCCGGGGTGATCGAACCGGTGGAACATCGGTCGGTCGCAGCGAGGAAGCGCGCCCTTTCATTCATCGTTCTCACAACGGGAGGTATCGACGACCATGCGTCGTGACGAGATCCTCGCGCTGAAGGAACAGCGGGCAACCCTTCACAAGTCGATGGTCGACAAGTTCGCCACCGCCGAAGGGGAGGGCCGCGAGTTCAGCGCGGAGGAATCCCAAGAGTACGATGCGATGGAGTCCGAGTTTCGGTCGTTGACCGACCGGTGGCAGCGCGCGGAGGAACTGTACGAGCGCGAGCAGGAAGTCACCAAGTCGCTCAACACGCCGATCGACTTCCGCATCGAGGACGGCGACGATGTGCCGCTCACGTTGGGCGAGTACCGGGCCAAGACCCGCGGGATGCCCGCGTGGGATTCGCCTGAGTATCGTGCCGCGTACTGGCACTACCTCACCGTCGGCAATCTCGCCGAGTTGGACATCGAGGAACAGCGCGTGTTGTCCAAGGCGACGGCGGGTGCGGGTGCGAACCTCGTGCC